TCACTCGTCCGCCCCCGCCGGCCCCACCGCCGTCTCCAGCCGCTCTAGCTGGCCGGCGTTCTGCCGGGCGATGCCGAAATCGGCGGCGAGCAGGGTTGCAAGCGCAGACAGCGTAACGTCCGAGGCGGCGTCATCAGGCTGGCCGGGGGCGATGCGGTCACGAACATCGGCAAGCCCGGCGCCGCTGGCGGCGGCGTCGAACAGCCGGACAAAGCCCCAGGGAATAACGCAAGCCGCAGAAGTCTTTTCGGAGACATAGACGGGTACCTTCTCGATCACGGTCTGAATCTGGGTTTCGGTCCTGGCCTGCGCCGCCGCCTGCGCCGCCGCGGCCGCCTCGCCTTTCGCGGCCAGGCGCTGGCGCGCCGCCAGCAGCGCGGCCTGGGCCTGTGCCGCCTCGAGGCCGCGCGCCGCAAGTGCGCCGCGCAGCGCCGCCACCTCGCTCTTCAACCCGCCGCCCAGCAGCGGCAGGCCGCCGATGCGGGCGCTCTGCCACAGGAAGGCGGCGGCGAACAGCACCGCCAGCGCGGCGGCGAGAGGTGCGGCCAGCTTTCCGCCCAGCCAGGCCATGAGGGTCGCGATCATCGCTTAGTCTCTTTCCTGCCGCACCAGCCGTCCGCCGATGCCCAGCAGCAGCAGCGCCACCGACACCATCGTCACCGCCCGCGCGGGAAAATGCTGCTTCAGGTCGTCGGGCATCGCCGCCCACGCCGCCTGGATCGCCGCCGTCAGCGCCATCGCCTGGCACGAGAACCAGCGCCAGGCGCCTTTCCATTCCTCAACCAGCCGCATGGGCCGCCTCCAAGGCCGCCAGCCGCGCCGCCAGGGCGTCGGCCAGCGCGTAAAGATCCTTCACCCCCCACAGCGCCAGATGCGCGAACGGTTCGGCCGACGCCTGCCAGGTTCCGTCTTCCCGTGCCGGCCGCGTCACGCCCTGATGGTTGGGCATCACGTCATGGGCCTGCTGCGCCAGCACGCCGAAGCCCGGCGCGCCGCTGTCCTTCCAGGTGAAATCGCCCACCCACAGGCTCTTGATAGCCTCGCGATAGTTATTCTGCTCGGCCAGCACGGTTTTCAGCCGCGCATCCGAACTGGTGTTGTAGGCCGTGGCGGTGCCGGTGGTGGTGACGGACCCGACATTGTTGGTGCCGTAGCGGAAGTCGATCAGGTTTGCCGCGGTGCTATCAACGCGCAAAAGGGCGGCGTTGTCGCCGCCCGTCGATCCCGTCGCCCAGCCAGAGAGGGCAGAACCCAAAGTGCTTTTCGCTTCCAGCTTTGCGCCCGTGCTCCAGCCGCCATTCGCGGCGGTGCCGATGACGAAGCTGGCGCTATACATGCGGGCAATCTCGAGCCAGCTCCCGTAGCTGCCTGCCTTGAAGGAAATGTAGCTGTTGACACCGCTCGCTGAGGCCGGACTGCCCACAACGAGATAATCGGCGTCGAGGCCGCTGTCGTAATCGGCATACAGCACCGGCTGGCGGGCCGTGCTGGTGCTCGATCCGATTGTCAGCCCATAGGACGTGCCGAATTTGAGGTTGGCACGGCCATCCACGTCCAGCTTGAATTCGGGCGTTTTGCCGATGCCAAGCGACCCGGTGATCTGGGCGCCATAACTCGCCCAGCGCTGGCGCTCCGTTCCGCCCGCGAACGCGCCGTGCGTGTTCGTCGCAATGCTGCCGAATCCGTCCGCCGCTGCGCCGTTGTAGGCATACGCGATGGTGGCGCCCCCGCTGGCGAAGATTTGCCCGGCCGTGCCGGACAGCGTGAGCGTCGATCCCGATGAAAGAACGACGTTCCCGGCATTCACGGTGCCGCTGAATGTCGGGCTCGCCATGTTGACCATGCGGCCATCGGCTTTGGCGTAGCCGCGGCAGCGCCAGTTGCCGCCGGCGTCGCTGCTGAAGACCGCCGTGTCGCCCGCCGCGGTGGCGATGTCGGCGCCGCCGGGCAGGATCAGTGACGTGGCATTGTGGGTCAGCGTCGGCGCCCCGGCGAAGCGCAGGAAGCGCAGCCGGTTGGCGGCACTGCCCAGGCTGGCGATGAGGGTGCTGCCCGTCACCGCCACGAACAGGGTTTCCGCCGCGCCGATATCGCAGGTGGTGGCGGCGGCGATGCTGCTCTCCCCCGCCCCGATCAACGATGTCCAGTCGGTCCAGATCCCGTCCCGATAGACGATGAAACGGTTCTCGCCTTCGACGAAACCGCGCAGGCCGTTGAACGGCGCCAGCGCCACCCAGGCGCCGTCGCGGCGCACGGCCAGCTTGTAGGTGAAATCGTCGGCGCCCCAGCCTTCGCTGGGCGCCCCGCCCACCAGCCAGACATCGCCGTCGGCCGCCGTGACGGGCGGATCGTCGGCGAAGCGGCCCTTCAGATAAAGATCGGTGAAGGCATCCAGTTGCCAGAAAGCGTCGCTGACCTTTTCCGGAAACAATTCCGGCGCTCCCGGCAGGTCGGGCAGGCCAAGCCGCGGCGTGGCATCAGACATAGAGGTCTTCCTTCTTCACGCGCCCGCGCCCCACGAGGGACGAAAGCTGATAGACGTTCACCCGCAGCGGGCGCGGCAGGCCGGCGGGAAAATCCGCCGCCTGCTGGGCGGCGCTGTAGGTCTGGCTGTGTTGCGGCACGCCCGCGAAGCTGCGCACCACCGCGCCCGCGCCGTCGCAGATTTCCAGGTCATAGGCTTCGGCGGCCTCGCTCATGGGCAGGGTGCGCCAGGTCAGGCGCGTCCCCGCCGGATCGCGGTCGCGCCGGAGCCAGGTGATGACGATGTCGCCGGAACGCTGGCGGCGCGCCCGCACGAAGCAGGGCGCCAGCGGCATCAGCGCCGCCGCCTCGAACGCCTGCACCACCTCCTGCCAGGACGGATCGATGAGCGGCCGCGAGGCCGGGCCCCAGCGATACTGGAAAGGCAGCCTGGCCTCGGCCCTGGTCAGCGACATTTGCGCCAGCGCGCCGTCCAGCACCACCACCCGCGCCCCGGCCGCCACGGGCGCGCGCATCTGGCCCGCGCTGCCGCAGCGGCCGCGGCGCAGCTGTGTCAGCGTGTAGCTGCCCGGCCCGGTCAATGCGGCCGCGACGAACTGCAACACCTCCCAGCCGCCGTCCTGGTTCTGCAGCGCCAGCCCGTTGGCGCCGCCCAGCACGGCCTCCTCGCTCGCCGCGGCGAGCGTGCCGTGCACCAGCTTCACCTTGAGCCGGTTCACCCGGTCCCAATGGCCTTCGGGACCGGACCAGAAATCCTCCGTGGTGACGCCGAAGCGGCAGGCCATGGTCAGCGTCGCATCCAGGGCATAATGGTCGCCGCCGGCGCTGCGCATCACCGCCACCGGCCCCGGCCAGGGATCGGCGAAAGCGGCCACGAACGGTGCGGCGGTGTTCTGGTCGTGGCGCAGCCAGGGCAGGTCGAGGAAGAACAGCGCCACGCGCCCCGGCGGCGTCAGCGCCTGGCGCGGCGCGGGCAGTCCGGCCGGGCCGCTGACGGCATACAGCGACGGATCGGTCGCCACCGCCTCGGCGGCGCGGGCGCCGGCATCGGCGATGGCGGTCAGGCGCAGGCGATGGTCCCGCCCGCCCGCGTGCAGCACCACCTCGTCCGCCGGCTCCAGCGCCAGGCGCGAGGGCGGCAGCAGCAGGGCGGCACTTTCGCGCATCACCCAGGCTTCCTGCAGCAGGCGGTCCGCGATCGTCATCGCCTGCGCCTGGTCCATCACGATGGGCAGGCTGGAAGCGGCCACCCGCAGCGAGGCCCCCGCCAGCCGCCGCGCCGTGACGCTGCCGGCGGCATAGTCGTTGCCGCCGTCCGGAAAGGTGAGCCGCGAGGCCTGGGGCAGGTCGCTTTCCTGGGCGCGGACGAAACGGGGGCCGGTCTGGCTTTCGTCCTCGGACAGCACCAGTTCGTCCTGGGCCAGGACCGCCACGGGCCCGCGCCCGCGCATGACGAAGCGCAGCACGCCGTCATTGCTCCCGGCGCTTTCCACCGCGTCAAAGCCGAACGCCGCCGCCAGCGGCGCCAGCGCGTCGCGCCCGCTCAGCGTCTCGGTGACGGCATAGCCGCTGACCAGCCCGTCCAGGCCCGAGACGTCGGCGGCCGTGCAGCCGGCCTCGGCGCACAGCGCCGCCACCAGCGCCGCCAGCGGCACCGCCCCCAGCCGTCCGTTCAGCCAATGGCCATATTGCCAGTTGGGCGCGTCGCCCCAGACATCGCCCAGGCCCGGAAACCAGGGAAAGGGCCTGGCATCCCAGCACCAGACCTGGCTGCGCTCCACCATGGGGCCGCCATAGACGGGCGAAAGCGGATTGTTCGCCGCCTCGGCCCAGAAGGCGGCATGCGCTTCCAGGAAACGGCGCTGCGCCAGGTCATCGCGCCCGCCGCCGGAAAAATAGGGCAGCGCGCTTTCGCTGGAACGGGGATCGAAGAAGACGTTGGGCTGGTTGGCGCCGCGGTCCACGGCCGGACAGCCCAGTTCGGTGAAGACGATCGGCTTGGCCCCCGGCACGAACGCGGTGGGGGTGGCGCTTTCGCGGCCGTCGGGCCGCTCATGGTGCGGATTGCTCCACCAGCCCCACAGGTCCTTGCGCCGCCACACCCAGGGCTTGCCCAGGCCATCGCCGATGGGCGTGCGCCGCTGGGCGGCGCGGTCGCCGTCGCCGGCATAATACCAGTCATAGTCTTCGCCGCCGCGGATGTTGGCCTTGAGATAGCCCAGGTCATAGGGCGAGGCCGCCAGGGCCGCATCCAGATGCGAAGGCCCGTCCCGCCAGTCGGCCAGCGGCAGATAATTGTCGATGCCGATGAAGTCGATATTGTCGTCGGCCCAGAGCGGATCGAGCGGAAAACGCACCGCGCCCGGCGCATCGCCGGTCTGGTGGCTGTGATACTCGCTCCAGTCGGCGCCATAGGACAGGCGCGTGCCCGCGCCCAGGATGGCGCGCGCATCCGCCGCCAGCGCCCGAAGCGCCGCCACCGCCGGATAGGTGGCGGCATCGCTGCGCGCCCGCGTCAGCCCCACCAGTTCCGAGCCGATGAGGAAATCGTCCACGCCGCCGGCCTGGGCACAAAGCCGGGCATAGTGCAGCACCATGCGCCGCCAGCCCCAGGGGCCGTTGAAAAACGCCTCGATCTCGTCCGCCACCGCCGCCGTCCCGTCGGCGGCGGCCGGCACGATGCGTCCCCGCCAGGGATAGGCGGGCGCCGCGCCGCCCGGCGCGATGTCGAGAAAGAGGAAGGGACAGAGCACCGCGCGCAGGCCCCGCCGCTTCAGTTCGGCGATGGCGGCGATGATGGAGGCGTCGGACGGGGTGCCGCCAAAGGCGGGGCGGCCATCCACCTGGCTGACCAGGTGCGCCTCGCTGCGCGCCAGCCCGTCCACCTGCCAGCTTTCGGGATAGGTCTCCTTCGCCGCCACCTCGACGCCCGGACGGATGGCGCAATGGCCGGCGGCAAGGTCGTCGCCGAACCAGCCCACCACCAGCGCCACCGTGTCCAGGTTCGGCGCCATGGCCTGCAGGTCGTCGAGCGAGGCCACCATGTCGGCCTCGCCGCCGGGGCCATGCACATTCTGCGAGACGCCGCCGCCCTGGCCGTCATCGGCCATCACCGGCGCCGTGGCATAGACGAACTCGCCCGCGCCCGGAATCAGCGCCACGGCGGTGAGGCGGCGTTCCAGCGCATCTTCGTCCCCCAGGGTGCGGAAGACCTCGAATTGCAGTTGCGGAATGCGGTTGCCGAATCCGGCCAGGGCCATGTCTTCAAAAACGACGTAGCAAAGGCCGCGATAGGCGGGCGCGTTCGCTTCGCCCTCGATCTCGGCGATGACGGGGTCGGCGGCCTGCCCTTCGTCGCCAGCATGGAAGCGCCAGGTGAGGCCCGACAGGTCCAGCAGCGTGCCGTCGGCCCAGACCCGCCCGATGCGGGCGCAGACGCCTTCGCACAATCCCACGGCGAAGGAGATGGAATAGCTGTAGTCGGTCTCGCTGACCCGGACCGCGGGCGCGCCCTTGCCGCCGCCCGTGGTGGTGGTGGCGGCGGTCTCGCGGAAGCGGCTGGCCCAGATCAGCTGCCCCGCCAGCCGCACCCGGCCATAAAGGCGCGGGATGGCGGCGCCTTCCTGCGAGGTCTGGAGCGAAAGATCGGTCAGGCGCGGCCCCTCGCGGCTGACGGAACGGCCGCCGCCGAGGGCGGCGTCGATCTGGCCGCCCGCCAGCGCGCCCAGGGCGCCGCCGATCTGGGCGCCGGTGAAGCTGGCGCCCAGCACCGAGACGCCGGGCAGCAGGGCGCCGCCCAGCGCGCTGCCCGCCACGCCGAGAAGAAGGGAAGCCATGAGACTTTAAACCCGAAAGAGAAAAGCCAGCCGCGCCCGCCAGAAAGGCGAGAGCGGCTCCTCGCGCACGGCCCGGTTCTGCCGCGCATGGATCAGCGTGTGCCCGCCGGGGCGCGCCGCGATGATGCCGCAATGATGCGCCGGGCCATGTGCGGCCAGGCGGAACAGGGCGACATCGCCCGGCCGCAGCGCCGCCGGCGGCACGGCGCCGAGATGGCGCGCCAGCCCGTCGCGCAAGCTCTCGCTGCCGCCCAGGCTCCAGTCCGGCGCATAGGGCGGAGGGATTTCCGGCTCGGCGCCGAAACAGTCGCGCCACACCCCGCGCAAAAGGCCCAGGCAGTCGCAGCCCACGCCTTTCAGGCTGGCCTGGTGCTGGTAGGGCGTGCCGATCCAGCCCCGCGCCGCGCCGACAATGTCAGGTGCCATAGCGGCTGCCGCCATCCAGGGGCTGGCCGGCGGCGGGCGCCGCCAGCACCGCGTCGTTGCCGGGCATGTGGGGAAAGCCCCGGAAATTCGCCGTGTTGCCGAAGCGGTCGCGGCAGGTGGCCAGGCGCTTGTCGCAACCTGGCGTGACCGTGAAGCCGTCGCCCGGCGCGATGGCCTGGCTCAGCGTCTGCCACAATTCGATGCCGTCGCTATCGCCGCTTTTGGTGTGGCGCTTGACCTCCATGGCGCGGCCGGCATTGGCGCCGCTGGTGAAGAGAAGCCGGCCGCCGGTGAGATCGCCCGCCGCCGTCCCATCCAATCCGCCGGCGCTGAAGCGGCGCGCATCGGCGGCCTGCGTCACCACGCCCGCCATCGGGGCCAGCGCCACGCCGCAGCGGGCATCGCCCAGATCGGCGTCGCACAGGCGCCCGAAGGCGCGGCCGGTGGGCTGGTTCAGCGCCTGCGCCAGGCCGCGCAACTCGGCCTGGAAGGCGCCGCCGGCCCGCGTCACCTCGCCCAGGGTGCCGCTTTTCATCAGCACGCGCTGGCCGGGATCGGCCCAGTTGACGCGCCAGAGGCGGAAGGCGGCATTGTCGTACAGCCCCGCCGCCAGGTCGGCCTCGTTCAGCGCCGCCGACGACAGCGCCCCGGCCAGGGTGAGATTATCGACGCTGAGCCCCAGCGACGACTGCACGTCGCTGGCGGTGAAGCCGGTGGCGGCCTCGAACGTCACGCCGTCGAATGCCAGCGCCCGGTCATGGTCGGTGAAGCCCATCGCGGCGCCGTCGCCGCGCCGCAACAGCCAGCACCAGCACAGGGTGGTGGCGCCGCCGTCGAGATGGGCCTGCAGGCCGTCGGGAAGTACCTTCATGATTGTCTCGATGCACAATGATGGTCCGGCGCGCGGGATGCGGCGCACGCGCCCATTGTCATCCCGGACACGCGCGCCGGCGCGTTATCCGGGAGCCATGGCGCTGACGCGATGGCTTCCGGCTCTGGCTGGGCCCGGCCAGGACGACACGGAGAACTAGGTCAGGATCTCGACAAGCGGGATCGACACCAGTTCGCCCGCCGTGAAGCTGGCCAGGTTGATCGCCAGCGTGTCGGTGTCGAAACGCACCGGCGTGTCGAAGACGAACCCGGCGGTGATGGCGGCGCCCGCCTCGGGGGCATTGTCGAAGGTCAGAAGACCGCTGGCGGCATCGACGCCATAGCCGCCGTCCGGCGCCACCCCATCCACCGCCACGATCGCGCTGCCCGCCACCGGCTTGACGATGGCGCGGACATAGGACGCCGCGATGTCGCCATAGGTCTTGGTCAGCTGGAAGGTTCGCGTCGTGCCGTCCCCCAGGCCGATCACCTGGTCGGTGGCGGCGGGCGCGGCCCCCGGGGCGCAGCTTTTGCAGTCGGCGAAGTCGCGGAAGCGGAAGCCATACAGCCGTCCCCGCCGCGCCTCGAAGAAAGCGGTGACGGCGGCCAGGTCATCGAGCGTGCGCACGCCCGAGCCGATGTCATAGCGCCGCCGCGAGCCCGCCCACACCGCGTTGCGCTCCTCATGGCCGCTGCCCAGGGTGACGATCTCGGTGCGCCGCACCGGCCCGCCGGTGGAATGAAAGGCGATGGCCAGGGGAAAATCGATCTCGTGGATGCTCATGCTCACAGATTCCGCTGCCCCTGCCCCACCGCCTTGGCCAGCAGCGCCGCCACCTGCGACTTAGAGCGGAAGAAGCTGTTGGCATCGGGCGTGGCGATGTTCACTGTCACGTTGGGCCGCGTCGGGGTCAGCGCCGCATGGGCCGTGACGGCGCCGTTGCCGGCGGGGGTGAACAGTTCCGGCCCCCGCTCGCCCACCAGATAGCTTTGTCCCGCCATCACCGGCCCGCCGATCGCGCGCGCGCCGGCCACCGGCAGAAGGGACTCCGCCACCGCGCCGATCAGGCTTTCGATCGGCTTGGCGATGAAGTCCCGCGCCGCGATGCGCTCGAAATCCGAAAGGATGGATTGGGTGAGCGAACGCATGGACAGCCGCCCCGATTCCGCCGCCCGCGCGATAGTGCCGGCCACGGCCGTGAAGCTGCGGTTGACCGTGTTCTCGATGCCGGCGGCGGTGGCGCTCACCGTCTCGCCCAGTGCGGCGAAATCCTGCGCCGCGTCCTGCAATGTCCTGTCAGCCATGTCGTGTGTCCGGATGCTGCGCCAGCAGCTGGTTCAGCCCGCTTCGGTTCAACGGCGCGGCGCCGGGCAGCCGCGCGGCGCACAGCGCCCGCCATTCGGGCAGCGACAGCGCCCAGAAGTCTGCGGCGCGCAGCCCCATCAGCCCAAGGCCGAGGCCGAGGAGCCGCTGCCAGGAAAAGGGTCGGCCTGCCCTTCCTCGTTGCGGGAAAGCCCCGCATGCTCGAACGCCGCCGTCACCGCCGCCATCAGCGCGCCCAGGTCGCAGGCCAGCCTGAGCACGTCGGCGGGCGAGAGGTCATGGCCGCCGCCGCGCAACAGCGCCGCCGCCACGATGGCCAGGTCGGTCGCCCGCGGCTGCTTCAGCCGCGCCGCCACACCCGCCAGGTCGTCCAGTCCCAGCCCGTCCTCGATCTCCGCCAGCGCCCCCAGGGTGAGGAGCAGGTGGTATTGCCGCCCGCCCGCCGTCAGGGCCGCCTCGCCGCGTATGGTGTTGGCCATCATGCCGCCTCGAAGCCGAGCGCGCCGGCCGAGGCCAGCGTCATGGCGATCTTCAACTCGCCATTGTACGGCCCGTCATATTGCAGCGCCGTGATCTTGAACGGCCCGGTCACGGTGCCGAAGCTGGGGATCACCACCTGCCAGTTGGGCGTCGATCCGGCGAAGAAGGCGGCGCGGATCGCCGCGTCGCTGCCGGCATCCTTGAAGACGCCGGCGCCGGAAATCGAAGCGCTCCTGACCCCGTCGGCCAGCAATTCGCGCCAGCCGGCGGAATCGGCGTTGGTGATGTCGATGCTGGCGGCGTTGAAGGCCAGGGTGGTGGCGCGCAGCCCCGCCACGCTGGCAAAGCTTTCGGGATCGCCGCCATCGCCCAGCTTGAGCAGAAGATCGCGGCCGCGTTGGGCTGTCATAAGAGTCTCCTAGAACGGGAAAGGCGGGGCCACCCATCTTGTCATCCCGGAAACGCGCGCCAGCGCGTTATCCGGGACCCATGGCGCGCATCGCACCATGGGCCCCGGGTCTGCACCGCATCACTGCGTGCCGCGGTGCGCCCGGGACGACAATCGGGACTAGAATTGAATCATCCGGTAAGGCGCCAGCAGCGCCAGCGCCGTGTCGGGCGTGGGCGCGGCATCGCCGCCGCGATGCTCATAGAGCGACGCCAGGATCTGCAGGATCGCCTGGACGATGGGGGCGGGAACGTCCTGGGCATCGCCATAGCCGGCGGTGAAGGCGACGGCCAGGGCGTTGATGGCGCGCAGGTCGAACGGCACGGCATGCAGCAGCAGCCGCGCGGCGGCCGGATCGACGGTGTAATCGCCCGCGTCCAGCACGCTGGCGCCGCCGTCCGGCGCATACGCCGTGACCGACTCCACCGATCGCAGCGGCGGCAACGGAATCTCGATGCAGGGCGCGGCGCGGTCCAGCCACAGCGTCCAGCTTTGCGTCACGAAGGCACGGCCGGTATGCCACTCGGCCCTGGCCCGCGCCGCCGCGATCAGGGCGGCGATCAGCGTGTCTTCGTCATCGCCGCTTTCGACGCGCAGCCAGGCTTTCGCCTCGGCCAGCGTCACCGGCTCTTGGGCGGGCGGGGTGGTCAGGTGCAGGGACATGAATGTCTCGCAAAAAGGAAAGACCCCCGTGATGGAGGGGAAGACATCACGGGGGCCAGGTCGCAACCGCTCAGGTCACCTCCCCCCCGCGTGCGCGGGGAAGCGCACTTGCATTGGGGGAGGTGGCCGTGGCAGCGCTTGCGATGCGAAGGCCGGAGGGGCAATCGAAATTCGCGGCCTAGGAGGCCGCGAATTTCATGAGCTTGATGGCCTCGAAATTCTGCACCCCGCCGCCGACGCGCTTGGTGGTGTAGAACAGCACATAGGGCTTGGCGCTGTAGGGATCGCGCAGCACCCGCACGCCGATGCGATCGACCACCAGATAGCCGCGGGCAAAATCGCCGAAGGCGACCGCATAGCTGCCCGCGGCGATGTCGGGCATGTCCTCCGCTTCCGTCACCGGATAGCCGAAGATGGTGGCGGGCTGGCCGGCGGCGGCGCCGGGCTGCCAGATATAGTTGCCGCCGCCATCCTTGAATTTGCGGATGGCGCTTTCGCTCTTGCGGTTCATCACCCAGCGGCCATTGGCGCGATAGGCCTGGCGCGGCGCATAGGCCAGGTTCAGCAGCGCGTCGGCGGGGCCGTCCTCATCGGCCAGGAAGGCGCCGTCGGCGCCCGAGGCGACATAGCCGATATTGCCCCACGACCAGGAGCCGTCGGCGACGTTGGTGTATTTCAGGAAGCCCTTGGGCTGGCCGCTGCCGCTGCCATTGACGAAGGCGGCGCCTTCCTGCTCGGCGAAGACGGTCTGCACTTCCTCGGCCAGCCATTGCTCGATATCCACCTGGGAATCGTCCAGCAGGGTCTGGGTGGCGGCGGGCATGGCGTAGAGTTCCATGGCCGGGAAATCCAGCGCCGCCAAGGTGGGCGTGGCGGTGGGCGAGGAGATGGCATCGGTCTCGCCGGTCCAGCCCGAGGCCGCGCCCGCCGTGACGATGGGCTTCCTGTACGTGCCGCCGCCGATCTGGCGCACCGTGGCGATGGCGCGGATGGGCGAGGCCTTGGCCAGCACGCGGTCGATGGTGCGCTCGATCTCCAGGGGCACGGTATAGCCGCCATCGGCATTGCTGCCCTCGCTCATCGCCTTGGTCTCGAAAAGGGCGGCGGTGTCGCCGTTGCGGACATACGCGTTGAATGCCTGCTTGCGCTCGATGGCGCGCGGGTCCGCCGATTTGCGTTCGGCCCCCAGCGCCGGCCGCGCCGCTTCCAGCATCAGGCTGTCGAGATGGCGCTGCTGCTTCTCCAGCGCCTGGTTGATGCGGTCCACCTTCTCGTCCAGCAGCACGTCGGCGCTGCGCTTCTCCAGGCCCTTCAGCCGCGCGTCATTGTTCTCCTTGAAGGTCTCGAAGCCGGCGAGGAAATCCTCGAACGCCGTCTTCACTTCCCGATTGTCTTCGCCGCCAAAGGCTTTGGTTTCCAGTTCCATGCATGTCTCCTTGGGTTGAAATCATTCCGCCGCGCGCAGGGCCGCGCCGGCATCGCGAAAGGCCCGCGCCAGCCCGCCCGGCGCGCCGATGGCGGTGACCTGCGATCCGGCCAGCAGGGGAAAGGTCACCACCGAGATTTCCCACAACTCCACCTGCTGCAGCAGCCGCCCGCCCGGCTTCCCGGTGTTCTGGCGGGCGGCGCGCACGGTGCGAAAGCCGATGGAAAGCCCGTTCAGCGCCCCCTCCGCCAGCAGGGCGCGCACGTCGCGCGCCTGCTCGACGTCGCAGCAGAGCCGGCCGCGCACATAAAGCCCGCGCCTGTCCTCGGCGATCTCGTCCCAGACGCCGATGGGAGCGTGGGCGAAATGCTGGTAGAGCAGCCGCACCTGCGCCGGCCCGCGCCGCCTGAGCGAGGCGGCGAAGGCGCCCGGCGCCACCATGTCGCCGGCGCCGTCGCGGACGTTGAACAGCGAGGCATAGCCCTCGAATTCGTCCGGCCCCAGGGCGTTGAGGCCGCCAAAGGTGTTGCGCCGCGCCAGCGGGCGGCGGGCGTGCGTTACAAGAAATGTCATGAGGTCACTGTGTAAAAGTGTCATCCCCGGCGAGCATCGCGAAGCGATGCGAGGGAAGGGGACCCAGGCTCTATCGACCGGTCAGGTGTCGGACAGCCTGGGTTGCCTTCCCCTCACGCCGCAAGCGGCGTTCGGCCGGGAATGACGGGAGGTGTTTAGCGCGCGCCTTCGCGGTCGAGCTTTCCTTCGATCCGCTCGACGCTTTCCTTGATGGCGCGCACCTGCTCGGCCACCACCGCCACCTGGGCGATGGCGGCGCGGTCGGCGGCGTGGTCGCGTTCCAGGCTGGCGATGCGCTCGGCCGCCGATCCGGCCCAGAACAGCGCCCCCGCCGTCTGCAACAAAAAAGCCGCCACAAGGGCGGCTGGAAATCTTTTCTCCGGCGCGGGCCGGATCAGATCGATGACGGTCATGGCATGCTCACATCCTGGCCCCGATGGGCGAAGACTCCCGGCTGGAAGGCAAAACCCTGCAACTGCGCCAGCACGCGCTGCAACTCGTCCCTCACCCGCGCCTGCGCCCCCTTGCTGCTGGCCAGGGCCGCCGCCATCTCCTGCGAATTGAGCAGGCGCTGGGCGCCGTCATGGCCGCGCGGGCCGTCGATGGCCAGCCAGATGGGCACGCCAGTGCGGAACGCCGCCATCACGAAGGCGATGAACCAGGGCCGCCGCACCGTGCGCTGCGGATCGCCGGTCAGCAGCAGGGACAGGCCCGTGACCCCGTCGGTGACGAACAGCTTCAGCATCACCCCCGAGCGGTCGGGCCGCCAGTCCTCGTCCAGGAAAGGCAGTTGCCGCCAGGCGCAGAAAAAGTCGCGGCAGACCGGCGGCCGGCTGGCATGGATGGCGCAGCCCCCGTCGCACAGGTTGCGGCAGCGGGCGCCGGAGAGCTTCTGGATCTGCGGCGTGTCGATCGAGGTGTTGACACAGCAGGTGACGCAGGCGCCGCAGGTGCGCCCCGGCAGCACCGGCAAGGTGCCGTCCCGCGCCTGCAGCCAGAGTTGCGCCAGCCCCTGTTCCAGTTCCGCCGCCATGGCCGTGTCGCTCTCCCCGCAAGGCGCGGACGATGCCATGTCTCACATCCCCTCGCCACCCGCGACGGGGCTGTAGCCCGCCGCCGCCCGCTTTTCGTTGAGGGTGAGGAAGTCCGCCGCCCCCAGCTTGTCCCACAGCGCCTGGCGGGCCTCGGCCATGGCCTCCACGGCGTCGGCGTCGAACGACAGCCGCAGGCCCGTCCCGAAACGGGGACAGAGCCAGCGCGTCAGCGCGGCGGCGCCGCGCCCCACCAGCGGCAGCACGGTCTGGCGCCAGAAATTCAGGTTGGCCTCGGCATAGTTGGCATAGGTGTTGTCGCCGGGCAGGCCCAGGAGCAGGGGCGGCACGCCGAAGGCCAGCGCGATCTCGCGCGCCGCCTGCGCCCGGGTTTCGGCGAAATCCATCTCGGCGGGCGCCAGGCTCATCGCCTTCCAGTCCAGTCCGCCTTCCAGCACCATGGGGCGGCCGGCATTGGCGCTGCCCTGATAGGTGTCTTCCAGTTCGCGCTTGAGGCGGGCGAACTGCGCCTCGGAAAGGCCCGGCGCGCTGTCCGGTCCCTTATATATAAGTGCGCCCGAGGGGCGGGCGGCGTTGTCCAGCAGCGCCTTGGCCCAGGCCGCGCCGGCATTGTGCACCTCCACCGCCGTGGCGGCCACGGCCAGGGGCGACAGGCCGTAATAATCGTCCAGCGGATGGAACAGCGACAGGTGCAGCACCGGCAGGAAGCCGTCGGCCTGGCGCACGATGCGGATGGCGCGGCCATCGACGGCATAGTCATAGGCCGCCGGCCAGCCGCGCGCGCCCGGCACCACGGTGACGCGGTCGGGCCGCAGCACATGCAGTTCGCGGGGGCTGCCGTCCAGCGTCACCGCTTCCAGATAGGCGTTGCCGGCGCTTTGCAGGAAGGCGTACCAGCGCTCGAACAGGCTGGCGCCGTCCTCGAAGGCGTTGGGCCGCGCCAGCAGGCTCAGCAGCGGATGCTCTTCCACCTCGACCGCGCCGTCATGCAGCAGCCACGGCACCGAGGCCGCCGCCGCCGCGATCTTGCGCACGCAGGCATACGCCACCGCGTTCTGCATCACGCCGTTGCGGGCCAGGGCGGCGGTGTCGCGCCCGCCCCAGCGGGCCGCGCCGCCCAGGCTGAGCGCCAGCAGGCCCGGCGGTCCGGATTTGCGCTCCGGCGCGCCTTTGAAGCTGCGAAACAGGTCAAGCATGGCGTTCATTCCTTGAAAAGCTCTTCCGCGCTATCCTGCGCGCACGGAGATTCGCGCCAATGGAAGCGACAAAGCCCGCCGCCACCAAGATGACCGCGCCCCGGTTCGAATATGTCCTGGGCGCCGCCGCAGATGCCGAGGCGGGCGCGGTGAAGCTCACCTTCCTGGGCACCGACAAGAAGAAGTATGCCGTCGAACTGTCGGCCCATTGCGCCGGGCTGGCCATCGCGGCGGCGTCCGCCTATCTGGGCCGCATCCAGGCGGCGCAGCCGGCGGGCAGCACCCCCGCCGTGCAGCCCGTCGCCGTGGCCGGCGTGCGCACCCAGATGCGCGACAATGGCAATGCCGGCCTGATGATCGTGCTGGAAAGCGGCGCCGAACTGCCGCTGGAATTCCAGCGCCAGGACCTGGTCAAGCTTTCCGCCCTGTTCGCCGAGATGGCGGCCTGGGCGGCGCCGGGCGAAGGCTACATCAAACCGGCCTGATCCGGGGCGGCGGCGGCGTCGCCGCGAACAGGTCGGCCAGCGCCCACACCAGCGCATCCATGCGGTCGGGGCTTTTGGCCGCCGGCCGGCCGTCATACTGGCACATCTGGTCCTCCAGCTGGGGAAAGCTGCCGATGTGATGCACCCGGCCCTGTTCGTACAGCGCCGCCGCCGGCGCGGCCCGCGCCAGCTTGCCGCGCGAGGCATGCACCAGCGTCACCGGCAGATGCGTGCCCGCCTGGCGCAACACACTGCGCACCATTTCGCCGCCCTGGTTGGCCTCGGCGATGATGGCGTCGGCCTGGAAATCCTCATAGGCCTGGGCCGCCCGCGCCGCCCAGGCCGCCGGCGACAGCCCGGCTGCCGAACGGTCGGCCAGCACATAACCGTCGCCGTCCAGGTCGCGCCCCGCCACCACGATGCCGCATTCGTCGCCATGGCAGCCGGCCGGCGGATCGACCGCCACCACCACGCGCGGCAGGAACGGCGCGGCGCGCAGGCGCGCCGCCTCGATCCAGGCCCGCCGCCACAGCGCCTGTTCATTGTCCTCGATGACGGCGCCTTCCAGTTCCTGCCGTCCCAGCCGGGTGCCGGCATAGCGCCGGTTGAGATAGGCGACGAAGCCGCCGGCCAGGTTGGCCGCATTCTCGCCCGTGCCCGCCCGCGTCACCGCCACGTCGGGCGCGGCCAGGAGTGCCTTCAGCGCCGGAATGGCGCGCGGCGTGGTGGTCAGCAGCAGCCGCGGGTCCTCGCCCAGCCGCAAGGCCATCAGCGCCATGTCCAGCGCGGTCTGCGGCGCTTCCCATTTGGCGAACTCGTCGCCCCAGATGCAGTCGAACTGATGGCCGCGAAACGAGTCGGGGTCCGCCGCCGACAGCAGCCGCGCCTCGGCCCCGCCCGGCCAGCGCAGCAGCCGGTTGCTGGGCTGGAACGAGACGCCTTCGGTCACCGCCAGGATTCCGGACTCGCCTTCCACCATCACCTGGCGGGCATCGCGCGTCGTGGCGCCGATCAGGCCGATGCGCCGCGCCTTGGCCGAACGGACCTGGGCCGCGATCCATTCGGCGCCCGCCCGCGTCTTGCCGGCGCCGCGTCCGCCCAGGAACAGCCAGATGCGCCAGTCGCCGCCGGCCGCCGTCTTGGGCGGCGGCAACTGGCTGGGCCGCGCCCAGAACGGCCAGTGCCGCAGCAGCAGCGCCGCTTCATCGGGCGTCAGGCCGTCAAGAATCCGGCTTCGTTTCTGCGGCGGCAGCGAGTTTATCGAGGCGGCGTTCCAGCGCATCGCGGGCGCCCTCCTGGCTGACCTTGGTTTCGCGGACCGCGGCGCGGGCCTGCTCCATCCGTGCCAGCCGCTCCAGGGTACGCTCCAGCACGGCCAGGGTGCGGGCGTCGGCGGCGCGCGCGGCGGGCGTGCTTTTGGCCGGGGCGCCGTTTTTGGTCCGCCCGCCCTCGCAGACGCGCTTGAGCTGGGCTTCCAGCTCGGCTTTCAATTTCTTCACCATGTCGTCCAGCCATTCGCAATCGGCCACCGCTTCGGCGTCACCGGCCGCTGGCGGCAT